CTATCCCTTATGTAATGTCAAGATGGCTGAGAACAACATCTGCAGATGATGCTGTATCAGATGTTACAGTAAGTGTATCACCCGGCTCCATAACAACCTTTTGGTCTCCACCAACCACAACTAAAGAACCACCAACTGGAATAGGTGCTGCTTTAACAAGGTGAACATTGTCAACCGCACCGCTAGTACGTCCAGAGCCATTCAGCTTTACGTCTACAGTGATTTGAGTTGTCACGATGTTAGCAATACTTAGTCCAATGATGGTGGTTTCTGTGCTTGATGGACAGGTATATATGGTAGCCGCACCAGTGCCTACTGCCGTATCTGTCTCACATAAAAAAGCGTTTGCCATATTTTACTCCAAATGTACACTAATTATACCATATTTGTAATGGTTTGTCAAGTACTTTTTATTATCCTAATGCAATAGCTAGTGCAACTGCTGCACCATTTGCGAATGCCTGTGTAGACACGGTTCCTGATTCATCAGCAAATGTGAAGATTCTGTTTGATGTCGGGTCTGTAATTGCAAGAGTAGTTGTAACGCTATCTCCTGTTGTAGAACCGTCAAACACAATACCTGTATCAGACACATTACTAGCTGCACCCACAGTGCTATCTACGTATGCTTTAATAGACTGCTGTGTAGCAAGGGCAGTGTCGCTATTAGATGACAAATTATCTTGGTCAAGAATAGCTGTTACTGTTGCGCCAGTAGCGAGTGTCAAGTTTGTACTTGCGGTCAAGTTAGTAAATGTACCTGCCGCTGCGCTGTTAGCACCAATGGTTGTTCCATCAATCTCACCACCAGCAATGTCTACTTTAGTAATGTCAACTTCACCAGTGCCATTTGGTGTAAGTGCAATGTTACCATTAGTATCTGTAGATGTAATGGCGTTACCATTTAAGTTTAGATTGTCTACCTGCAATTCTGTAATAGCACTACTTGCACCAATTGTAACACCATCAATAGTTCCACTATCAATATCAGCTTTAGAAATGTTTACTTCGCCAGTACCGTTTGGTGTTAAATTAATATTACCATTGGTATCTGTGCTGATAATAGTGTTACCGTCAACATTAATATTACCAATGGTTGCACCGCTACCATTTAGCTTCAAGCGTTCTGCTGCTGTAGCACCTGCTGACATAGTTTTGAATACCATGTCAAATTCTTCAGATGTAGGTGTCAAACCTGTAGCTACGGATTCAATAACACCGCCTGTTTCAATTGTGCTTGCTGCAGTCTCAGTTGAAAACTCAACACCTACACCAATACCCACAGCAGGTGTGCCTGTGCTTTTAGCTTGCAGCTTCAGTACATCTGTAACACCGTTGGTAGTAGCATTTTCTACATCAAGTAGAACACCGACATCAGCTTGGTGTGTAAGCGTTACCTCACCGTCAGCACCTAGATTAATAACAGCAGCATCAGAAGATAATGACACATCATCATTTACTACAAGGTCATCTGATACTGTAACACCTGTTGATGTAACTTCTAGCTTTGTTGCACCGCCCTGCTGTAATTTAAGACTGCCAGTGCCAGCGTCATTAATAATGCTATCACTTGCATTGTGAAATATTTCTAGGTCATTACCTGTACCAAATCTAATCTTATCATTGTCAATAAGGTCAATGCCTGTGCCAGCAGTAACATTACCGTTAGCTAGTATTTCACTAAGTTCGTTAGCACCAGCTATTTGCCCATCAACATATGCTTTGATTGATTGCTGTGTAGCTAGTGACGTATCACTATCAGACACAAGATTGTCTTCATCAAGGATGGCAGTGACTGTAGCACCGCTTGCCAGTGTTAAATTTGTACTTGCTGTAAGATTAGTAAACGTACCTGCTGCAGCAGAATTAGCACCAACAATTGCCCCATCAATAGCACCTGCATCAATATCTACAGTGGGAAGATTAGCTGTGCCTTGAAGATGTAAGTCTTTAAACTTTAGTCCTGTTGTACCTATATCTAATGTGTTATTACTTTTTGGTTTAATGTCTGTAGTGCTTGCTACAAAATCTTGGGCAGGTCCAAGTACAGTAACAGGACCACCTTCACCAGATGTTCCGTCATGCGTATGACCACTGCTACTATTAAAGGCAGCTTCAATGGCATCATATTCACCATCGAAGTCAGCGGCGTTAATAATGTTACCATCAGCAATATTATTGATGGTATCGGTTCTAGTGTAGCCTGTTCCCATAGTTTTTACCTTCTATCGTTTAATCCATATTCAACTGTCAGTGCATCAATTGAGTATGGTGGGTTTTGGTCATTTGATTCAAACTGAAATGACACTGTAAATCCTGAACCAACAACTTGTGTCTGAAATAGTTTTAGTAGCTTTGTACCAAATCGTGTGACACCAAATGTTCCGCTACCAAAGAAACCAACAGTACCCTGCGTGTTCAAGATGCTAATTGGTGCGGGTTGTATTGTACCCTGACTATCAAAGTCCAACTTCAAACTTACATCAAATGCGACACTACCTTGCGGGTCAGTATACAAAAACAGTTTGTAAAATGTCTTGCGTTTACGTGGGTCACTGATTGGCAAATGCGGTGTAGCAAAGGTAGTTTGAATATTCAAACCATCAAACGAGTTGCCACTTTCCATTTGATATAAGTAGCCATCATCATTTGCAAATAATATTACTTCTACGTTTTGGTTATAGTCACTATCTGCTACGTAAGCCCGTATGCCTCGTGTCTCTGCCCAAGCCATGCCCTCACCACCTTGAGGCGCAAACTGTGTTGCTAGTATACCTTGAGCATTTTCCTGCGTAATATTATTGTTATAACCAAGTATTCTATACTGTGACTTCTCACGAATTACACAACTTGTAAATGACGTGTTTGCAGAAATAAAACCTGTCATTGTATTTTGGATTGTTTTAGATACAACAGCTAATCCAAAGTCACCTATTCTATCTGTTCCGCTAAGTAGTCTTAACCCGTCTGGGCCAAGAAATATTACATCACCACCTATTTCTTGCACAGTATCTGAATCAATACACCCAATGTCTACTGTAATTGGCTGCATTGAAAAGTCTGCAATGGTAGTGCCTGTTAGCTGGTGAATACTGTTTTCAGTAAAGATAATTAATTGTTGTCTAAACACAGTCAGTGCAGTAATTGTACCACCAACATTTATACTTCCTGAACCATTGGCTGCTGAAAAGTCTGTGTCTGTATATGGCGCAGTAAATGTTACTGTCGTACCTTTAGCAAAGAATAAATGGTTCTTAACTTCTGCTACAAAGGTTGCACCAATTACATCTGTAGGTGCATCTAATAATACTGTAAACGTAGTATTGTCATAAAGTGCTGGTTCATTCAACCCATCAACAATTGCAATCTTTTCCGTGCCATTAAAGTTATACTTAGCAAATCTAGTTTTGTTGGCATTTTCTCTGCTTGTTGATAAGAAAGTAATTACTGCATCATCTGCTGGACTACTTGCAAGTGCTGGGTTAATTGCTAATGTAGCACCGCCTGATGACACTGTTGCGTTTGCTGTGACTGTGTATACTAAATCTATACCAGCAATTTTAAATGCGTCACCTGCTTGTGGTGCAGAATCCAAACCATCTATTATTAGACTGCTACCAGTTTGACTAGCGCCATTTACAAGTGGTGTACCATAATCAGGCACATTAATCTTTGTAAATCCACTACTACCAGTTTTAAATATGTCAGCATTTTTACAGACAATAGCACTGTCTTCCCATGCTGCAACACCTATAGCTAAATAATTAGATGTTGTTGTTTTAAAAGTTACAGCCGCTGCATTTGCAGGACTGCTGGCTAATGTAGTTGTAAGAGTTAATGTGGCTCTGTTATTTGTAGCATCGAATGTAACACCACCAGATGCAATAGTATAAGTGCCAGTAACTCCTGCTATTTCTAATGTATCACCAGCAACTGGTGTAGTATGTATTGAAGCTACTATTAAGGTTGTACCGCTTTGACTAGCACCGTGTACTACAGGTGCGCCATAAGGTGGGATAATAGCACTATCGTATTTATCATACCCTTCAATACGTCTGTAACCACCCTCAACAGAAGGCTCAAAGTTACGTAGTATTCGTGCGCTTCCCGGTGCGTTTGTACCTTGCTGCAAAGGGGAAAGGTTTGTTATAAGACCACCACGAAACTCGACTGGATAGGTTTGCCATGCATCCATTGTGATAGCCTCTTAAATACCGAAGCCTGTACTTGCTCCGCCTGTAGCACCAGTAAGCATATACGACCTTACGTATGGTGTTCTATTGATAAGTTGTGAACGCATATGCTTAATACCTTCGTCAAATTTTTCTTTCATTACCAATGCGTCTTGTGTGTTACCTCTAAAAAGATACCCGTAGTGCATTGCACCATCGACAATAATATGTTGAAATCTTTCTGGTATTGTGGGAACGTCTGTCGCTGCAGACAAATCTGTTGGAAAGTTATAATATTCGTAGACCAGTTCATAGGCTTTGTTTGGCTCTGGTGTCATAATAAATTTAAGGTCAGGTGCTTGTGCTACCTGTGTAGGTACACCCTGACCAAGAGATGAACTATACTCTTGTTCTACATATCTATCTAAATAATCTTCGTATGCAATTTCAGTAAGTCGTGTGGTGGCGTTACCTAATGAGGTATTTTCTTTAATACGAAAAGACTTAAAATTAATAACTTTAGCATCTGCAGGAAATGCATAACGGCTAGTATTAGCTACTAAAGTTGTTTCTTGTGTGTTATGATTAAAAGGCCAAAAGTATTCTGATTGATTTAAATATCTAATAGAGGCATTAACTGCATCTTTAGCTTGTGAGTAAAAGCCTGTAGCCGAAGCAAAATTAGCTGAACTGAGTTCTACCTCATTCAGCCTTCTGTTCACTGCATTTACTAAGCCAAGAAAATCATATGCCATGTTATGTCCTTAATGAAAGTGAAGGGGCAAGTTGCCCTGCCCCCTCAACTATTTAGGCAAGTGTGTCACGGTCTACTTCGTTAGCAGCCGTATCACCTTGGTCACTGATGTCCATCATTACAGCGTAAGCACGTAGCTTACCTGCTGTAAATGACGCACCACTACCAGCCAATACAAAGTCAATTGTATCAGCAGTTGTAGATGGTGCTAATCCATCAATTGCAACCTGTGGAGCGTAAGCACCGTCAGTCGCACCGTCAATGTCCAGTGCTGCAGCAAACTCATCGACATCACCACCAGTGAAGCCAAGAGCAGCAGTTGCATCTGTAGCCGTATTCATAGTTGCAGATTCTACAACTTGAAAACCTGCTGCCATGATTAGTGTGTTAGCAGGTACGGTAATTGCCTGAATAGTATCGCCGGGAGCAATGCTATTTGTAGTCAGGTCAATTGTCACATCAACATAGTACGGGTTACGTCCACGCTGTGAGTTCCCTGAAGCGGGATGAAGAAGTGCAGTAATGTTAGCCATGTCTTATTCCCCCTTAAACCAAGTTAAACTTAGCGTTCACAAGTGCTTCTGGACGAAGAATCTTGCGACCGTACAAATGCATACCACGAACAATGTCAGCGAAGCTGTCAGGGTCACGATATGTCTCAGTCTTGTTAATCTGCTCTGCAGTGGCTACAGCAGATGAATGTCCACCAACAATCACACCGTAGTTGGATGCGTTAGTACCACCAGTGGTATCTGAACCCGTTCCAATTGAAGGTAAGTTGTTTGAAACATACACTTGGAAGCCGTGCAAGTTACTGATTACCAGACCGTTTTGAAGGCCAGAACCACCAAAGTCTGAGTTCAGAAGTTTTGAATCTTCGTCCTTCAGTACTTCCATGAATACTGGGTCAATTACGAGCCAGCGGCCTTGCGAGTCTACATTTTGCTGGTCTAGCTTACGAGCCATACGAGCAATAATCATGGTTGGATTAGCATTACCTGAACCCGGTACTGAAGAAGCACCCGGCAAGCGTGGCTGAATACCAATTGATGAACCACCTGAACCGCCAAAGTCATCAGCTTCCAGTTTCATTGAAGACAGTAGTTCGTCTGTACCTGCAGTTGAAACAGCAACAGAACCATTTACAGTTGTATTAACTGTGTCTGGTGCGCCGTGAATTGCAGATTGTTTAAAGCCGCACAGATAGCCAAGAACGTCTTGGTCAAACTGGTCAGCAAGGCGATACGCAGCACGGTCGCTTGCCAGTGACTGGAAGTTTACGTGTGAGTGTGCCTCTTCAATGTCGTCAACCTTAAATGCAAAGTAGTTAGCTTTGTCAACTGTCAGGTTGAAGTCTTCGTCATCAAGGTCTTGAGGAGTAATTGTAGTACCACGCTCATATGCCTTAACTGTAATCTCTGGTTCTTTGATGATTTTAACTGAATCGCCCATTGAAGCGATTTCACCAAAGTAATCAGAGTTGGTGATTGCCTCACAAACAGCGGCCTTGCGGAAAGCAAGTTGCACCTGTTTGGAGTAAATTACTGGTGAGAAATTACCATTAGGCAGGTTCCCATATCCAGCAGCGGAAGTAAAAGCCATTTCCATCTCCTGTTATTAGCTTTACAGATGCAAACATTACAAGTCTTAGCAGAGGCTGAATAACGTAGGGTGTGTATTCTAGTTAGGTGGCCGCCCAACTATTCAACAGGCCATGTTTATCAGGTAATCCGAAAGGGTTATTGTTGTTTGCTGATTGTAAATGTAACCAAGTAGCTATCTCAGTTACACTTACCTGACTATAGTTATACTTAAAAATAACTACTTGTCAACTCTTTTTTACACATTTATCTAGCAGAGCCAGATACATCATAGATAAACTTACCAGAACGGATAGCTTCCATGATTTCGTCAGACCGCTTTTCGTACTCTTGCGGTGACATCTTTTGTACCTGTGATTCTTTTAGATACGTAGTTGCCTCATTTTCCTGTGGCTTACTACGTGAATCTTTTGTCGATACAGACTTAGCTGCAGCTTTATCTGACTTAGGC